GCGGTCTTTAACCACTCGCGCATCGCGCCCCACATCTCAGCCCGCTTATTGCCCCACATTACAGGGTTCTTGGCTTTCCAACCAAAGTTTACCCCTCGCACCTTATACCGTTGCTCGGTTAATCTGTCAAGTATTCCGTAACCCAAACCGCCTTCGTCTATTACAGTTAGCGTTGGTTTAAACTCGTCAATCGCGTCAATGACACGCCCGACAATTGACATTGTATCTTCGCCCTTGTACCGCTTGATCGCTACAATGTCTCGGCCCCGGCGAACTACAATCACAGTTGAGTCCAGACCGCCGCGCGCCGGATCGACCCCTATTACTATAGGCGCGGTCTCATCCTTGTACTTAGGCCGCTTGAATGCGTCCTCGACGATCATCGGCGAGATGAACTGATCTTCGCCCGCGCTTGGGAAATCGCCGTACACTTCTACGCGCGCTTGGATCGAATCCTCGCCGTACTCCGCGATGATCTGCTCGTAGACCTGCTTGTCCGTCCCCTCGACCGTGCGCGCATCTATCTGGCGCGTCTGCCAGAAATCACGCTTACTATTAAACGTCTCGAAGAAGTACCCGCTGTTACGCCGGGGGTTACTAAACGCGAACCAGTAGCGGTCCAGAATGTTCTCTGTAAAGAAGCCCGCCCCGACTGACCAGATCGCGTCGGCGATACCAGACGCCTCATCAAAGATCAACATCATCCCGTCGTGGTTGTGTACGCCCGCGTAGGCGTCGGGATTTTCTTCTGACCAGAGCTTGCCCTCTGCCGCCCAGTAGCGCGTGCCTTTCTTAAGATCCCGCTCGACCAGTTCTGTTAACCACTGCGCCGGTACGATCTTAGTCGCGCTGATCTCCCACCAATGGGAGTTAATGATCATCGCTTGCCACTTGGTCAACTCACCCCAGGTGACCGACCTTAACTGCGCTTCGCTGTTCGCACTGACAATCACCGTCGAGCCAATCCGAGTCGATAGCATCCACAGAATCAGCCAACTCACCAACGCAGACTTACCAATACCCCGTCCGCTGGACACCGCCTCACGCAGCGTGTCCATGTTGACTTTACCCTCGTTGACTTTGATGTGCTTGGTAATGTCACGCAGTATCTCGCGCTGCCACTTGCGCGGTCCACTGAATTTAGCTAACGGTGTGTTGGGCTGGCCCCACGGAAACGCAAACAGTACAAACGCTTCAGGATCGTTCGCTATCGCGGGTGACCACAACCGCGTCATCAATGTCTGCTCTTCGGCTGATGTATAAATCGTTTTTTGCATTCTCTAGCACTCTGGTTTGCGCGGCTTCTAGCGCCTGTGTGATGCTGATCCGCTGATACACATCAACGCTGACTTCCTGTTTGGCCGTCCACTCGTGCCGGTGGCGCAGGATCTCTAACGCGGCTTTAGCGTCGCCATTTAACGCCGCGTTATTAAGAACCTGCGAGATCTCACGCTCGTTATCTGCGCGGCCTTTTTGTTCTGCCATTTCCGCTAACGGATCTAGCTGACACAGTTGCCGATACTCAGCGGGCAGCATACCAGCCGCCAGCGCCAGCGAGTCACCTTTCAGACCTAACTTCGCCGCGTCATAGATGGACTGAAGACGCGCCTCTGTTGCCTGAACATTTCTGACAGTTAGTGGCAAAGATTTGAACATGGTTTGATTGTAGGCAATGTAGGCAATGTTAGCAATCAAAAAAATTTAAAAAAAATGTTTGCGGGGGGTGCGTTTACGTGACCGGTCGGCCCCCGGCCCTACCCGGCCCCCCTCGGCCAAACGGCAAAAATGTCAGCAATTGTTAGCAATGAAACAAAACCCTTTTAATTTGCATAACCAATGTCAGCAATTGTCAGCAATGCTTTTCAATTCTGTTAAAAGCTATAACTAATGTCAGCAATTGTCAGCAATGGTTTGAACTTCTTATAAAACGTGTAACTTATGGTTTTCGGCAAAATGTAGGCAATGTAGTCAATGTTAGCAATGGAAAAAAATCGGGCTGGAAATATTGCGCGGGGGTTTTGGTGGCAACTCGCACAGCTATATTCATTCTCCTATATATAATAATATTATTGCTTAAGAATAGTAAAAACCACTACTAACATTGACTGACAATCGCTGTAAGCCGCGTGCCTATTGACGTTGAGCGTAGGCAATCATTCCCGCGCCATTGCTGACATTCTGCTGACAGGTTGCCTACAACTGCTGGTTGTAAAAACCGCGTCAAACATCTATTGACAAGGTACGATAACGCGCGGTAATCTCTCAGTCATGCCGCGCGCCGCGCGTCATTCACTACACTAAGGAAAGCACATGAAAATTAACGTCAAACTCTCAGCACTCCACGCCGTCGCGCAACTTGCCGCCGATAAGGAAATTCGCTACTACATGATGAGCGTCCGCGTCGAAGCAAACGCGGATCAGACGATCTTGACCGCGACTAACGGAACTTGCGTTGGGATGTACCGCGTCATTGAGGCGGAGAACGAAGTCGACGACAAGGTTTCGTTTTTGTTACCGCTCGACGTTATCAAGATGCTCAAACCATCAAAAAATAAACTCGACGCGGCGGTGATCGAAACCAATGACGGCGCGACGGGAACGATCAGCGTAGTCGGAGGCGCGACTGTTTCATGGTCCGCCGTCGACGGGAAGTTTCCCGACATTGCGCGCGTTATCCCGCAACAATGTAGCGGCGAAGTCGCTCAATTTGATCCCGCGTTGATTGCCAAGTTTGCCGCCGCGAATAAGTGTCTGGGATCGAAGACCAATCTTAAAATTTGGCACAACGGAACGTCTGCCGCTCCGATCACGCTTAACGATACGAAGTTCTTCGGCGTACTGATGCCCTACCGCGACACTGAGGGTTTGGCTAACTACGCCGCGCCTTCGTGGACGTTCGACGCATTTTCGACACTTTAAAGGAAAGCACACCATGGAAAAATTCAACGGCTGGACTAACTATTCAACTTGGCGCGTCAATCTTGAGATGTTTGACGGTTACGAAGGCACACTCAGCGCTGACACAGCGCGCGATATTGTCGAGGAGTACATCGAAGGATCGAGCGTCGAGGGCTTGGCGCGCGACTACGCTCTTGCGTTTATCGCGGACGTCAACTGGAACGAAATAGCCGCTCACTATCAGGAGGAGGTTGAGGTATGAAACTCGAAACCTACGCTACGGCCGCGCTGATCGGTTGGGTCATCGTCACCGCCGCGATTCTTGCTAACGCTATCGTCGACGCTCTGTGTCGCTAACTCAGGAGATAAAATGCTATTTAACGTATGGGCGGACGGTCAACACAGCAAGACCACGATAATTGCTGACAGTATTGACGAAGCCCTCGACATTTTCTGCGCGCGTCACGGGTTTGTCGATCATGCTGATTATTGTCAGGAAAAGGGTTTGGAAGAATCAAACCTAAACATTGAATGTCGCTAGTGATTGCGGCGGTACTTGCCGCAATCCTTGTCATTATCCTAGATCTATAACCCGCCGAAAGGCGGGTTTTTTTATCTTGCCGCCGTTATCGGCGTGACGTTACCCATTATGGGTTCGGGTTCAACGGCGCGCCGAAGGTCCGAAGCACTCATCCCTGCATTATCAGGCGCGCAGAATATGTGCTTTCGAGTAGGCAAAGCGCGCGCTGATAAGCGACCGCAATCTACCCATCCGGCTTCCTTAAGCGCGTGAAGCAACGCAGACTGATATAGCTTCACTCCAGCGGGAGCGAGTGCCCCTAACGTGTCGCAAACGCTCTGGAATGGCGAGCCGATCACGCCGCGCGCGAAGATAGACCGCCGCGCGCGGATCGTTTCAAGTAGCCAGGATTCCGCGCTACTCATCGAATTCTCAACCAAGTTAGCTTTAAATTCCGTCATCGCAGGAGTAGCGGCAGGATTGAATTTCGACACATCCCGCGCATAGAGCCACGAACCAATAGAGTCAAACCCACCAGCGTTGAACCAGTCCCACATAGCGCGACCTTCCGATTCGTGCATCCGAGGCGCATGGGACCAAATGCAGAACCATCGGCGGTCCTGCGAACCGAGCGATATAGGCACTAGATCATTGGTAAACGCGAGCACGAAGCCACGATTGAGCATCATATAGGGATGAAGTCCCTTTCGATTGATCGGCAGCACATCAGGCGGCGCAGCAATGATCGGCTTGAGTTTATTAGCTAACTGTCGGCGGTCTGCCGCGTTTGGTTCTTTCAACTCGTTTATAAGCAGGATCTCCGACTCTAACTGATACCCCCATTGCGACGATATAGAGTCATTATCGACAATCCCTAAATTGATCTTGCCGTCACCGCAGACCGCCCATATAAAGGGCGCCCACATCGTATCCTTACCGCAGCCCTCATCTCCCCCATGCAAGATAGCGTGGTTGATCTTGACCTCTGGGTGCTGGACCTTATAGGCCATTGCATCCCATATATGCTCTAGTTCTGACCGCTCTGGAACCAATCGCGCGCAATGATCCAACCAGATAGATATATCGGCGACAGTCCCGCTCACTTGCGGCCGCGCGTTGCGCCACCAGTTCCCAAACACCTCACCATTGCGCGACACAAGAACCGAATCCCCCGCCGCATAGGTAATCCCATTTAATATCCGACCGCCGCAAGCCTGACGGTTCTCATCAAACCATAACGAGGCGCTAATCAAGCGCGCGCTCTTGCCCGTCTGGTGCATAGATGTGCACATCACGCCGCGATAGGTTGAATCAAACGCGCGCCTTGTGATCTCACGCCGCTCGACCAGATCAAAATAAGCGTCATCCGACTGAATATAAGCGAACCGTTCGTGCCAACCCGACCGCTCGACCCGACCCAGTTCGCGCGCCTCAACTTGGGCGATCACAGCCTTAGCGTCATCCGTGAACATAGCGGTAGGCGTCAGCTTAGACAACGCGCCGCCCATGACCGACGCTAAAAGCTCGTCACGTAGGCCATAGGTCCGCTTAGGACCGCCTTGCTCTTCAACCCATGCGAGGAACCGCGCGGAGTCCCATTCAATGCAATGCGAGTGCAGACAGCAATACGCCCGCGAAGCGGGCATATAGCGGCCCTCGGGGTTGCCGTCTGAGTGTTCCGCGCTATTAGGGCAGATCACGCCCCACCAACCCGCAGAGTTGCCTTTCTGTGTGACCTCCTTGCGTTCTACAAGCCACGCTAGAACGTCGTCTGAGCCGTCGTCCTTTAGGTTACCGGGACGAAATGTTGTCGTCTCAGCCGCGCCGGGGACGACTGATAGCGCGCCACAGATTTCTTCAAGACTAAACTCGCGCGAAGGGTTGAACTCAACCAAGCGCGCAGCAAAACGGCCGCGCCCAGGCTTTAGGTTGATCGAGCCTGGAATGCGGATATTGCGGACCGGATTGATAGCGCCGGGGTCTGTATAGCCCGCCGCTGCTATGGCCTTGATAGCGGCGCTGTAGACCGACTTATGCGGCTGATCGTCTAGCCGGAATACGTAACACCACTGGAAGTTATCTTTCGACGTTTCAATGATCCACGTCGGTCTGATCGTCGGCGTCTTCGACTTCGTACCAACGTCATCTAGAACTAGACACCATACGTTCTCGCAGAACGCAGCACCCGCGCTGACGCGCTGGCCGTCAAACCGCGACTCGATAAACGAGCCGATGTTAACGTACCACGCGCCTTCTCCGCGCGGCTTGCGAAACGCAGGGTAGGCGTAACCGCCCTCGCGCTCGACTTGTTTAGTGAATAAAACTACTTCACCCTCAGGCGCGAGGGCTATGATATGATCCACGAGTTCCATGTGCTCTTCTCCTGTGTTGAAGCCCGCCCTTCCCGGCGGGCTTTTTTTGTACGGCTATTTGCCGTAACGGGTCATTTGCTTAACTTCTGCCTTTAGGGGCAAACCAACCGCCCAAGGCGGTGACGTACACATAACGCGGCGCAGTAGGTCCGGGTCTCCGTCTTCAAGGACGATCTCGTCATGTACGTGGAGCACTACGTTATCTAACTGACGTAGCGCGTAGCGCAGCACATCATTGGCGACTGCTTGCGTGATGTTCTCGCAAGCCAAGCCCTTCCATAGTCGAGCGCGCGGCCACTCTTTAGCGTCAGCGGCGGGCTTCCAAGCGGCTTTACAGTATGAAATGCCATCTTCTTCCAATTTGGCGAACGGGTAACACAGAACGCGGCCCGAAGGAAGAATGTACCAGAGATGCTGCCGGTCGAATAAATAAGTCACACGCCCTGCGCTGAACTCGGCATTAGGCGTGTGCATAGCCGACGTGTAGGCCCGCTCTAGCTCTGACCAGAACCGCACGGCCCATTGATTGCTGCGCCGCCACGCGTCTACCATGCGCCGCGCGTCGGCCTCCGGTAGATGGATACCATAGGCCCGACCCATAGCCGCGAACGCGCCTACGCCGCCCGCATAGCCGCACGATAATTCCTGAACCTTGCCGATCTGACGCTGATCGTCCGTCACTTGATCGACCGAGCACCCGAACGTCGCAGCGGCGTTGATCTTGTAGATGTCCTGGCTGAACTGCTTGAGCTTCTCATCGCCCATGCCAGACAGCCATGGGTTGACGCGCGCCTCGATAGCTGACCAGTCAGCGACAGTAAAGTTACCAATCAGCGCGGGTCTAAGCATCCCCTTGAGCACATCTGTAACTCTTCGTCCGTGAAGAGGGACAATTGCTCGACCGCACACCATGTCGTCTCTAACGGCAGCGGGGTCTTTGGCGGTCTTGCGGGTGAAATTGTGGACTTGTGCTCCGTAAGAAGAGGCTCGCCCCGTCGCAGATCCGCCAGCAAAAACAAATGCGCCTCGTACTCGGTCATCTTCGACATC